ATCTGAGTGATAAGGATAGTCTTGCTGCGCTTCCAACAGAAGGAAGTATAACATATTTTCTTTCAGTTCCGCCAGAGAGGTACGCTGATGCCATCACAAATCTCAAAGAAGCAGGACTCGTCGAAGACTCCGAAAGATCCCGTGTGGTTGTGGAGAAACCCTTTGGGTACGATCTTAAATCTGCTGATCATTTACAGTCTGTGGTTGGGAGATGTTTACGCGAGAAGCAAGTCTATCGCATTGATCATTATCTCGGCAAAGATACTGTTAATAATATCCTTGCCACTCGGTTTAGTAATGTATTACTTGAACCACTTTGGAACAGGGATTACATAGAAGAGGTTCAGATCTTTGCATCCGAAACTATTGGATGTGAAGGTAGAGCACAATACTATGAAGGTGCTGGTGCAGTCAGAGACATGTTGCAGAATCATATCCTGCAAGTCCTTGCTTTGATTGCTATGGAACCTCCTGCAAAGTATACCGCCAAGGAGATACGCAGAGAGAAAGTCAAAGTTCTCGCTGCTACAAGACTTGGCACTAAGTATGTTGCAGGTCAATACGTTGGGTATAGAGAAGAGGAAGGTGTTGAAGATAACACAGAAACACCTACCTTTGCTGCTGGTGACATCTACATTGATAACTGGCGTTGGGATCAAGTTCCTTTCTATTTCCTAACAGGAAAGAAGATGCCTCACGGTTGTGTTGAAGTTGTTGTTAAACTGAAAGCACCCGTTAGACAACTATTTTCTAACCACGCAACCAATGATCGCATTGTTATGCGATTACAACCTAATCCACATCTAGATATTCGTATCGAGATGAAGACCCCTGGGTTTAAGGATGAGGTCGAAGCAGCGACACTAACTCACAACTACCCCGATAATGCTATCGATGGGTATGAGAAGTTACTTTATGATGCTATCCATGGAGACCAGTCTCACTTTGTCCATGCGGAAGAGGTGTTGGAATCCTGGCGTATTGTTGACGATCTGCTTTGTACTGGACAGACTTGTAAGGTGAGAACCACACCATTCCTTTATCATGAAGGTCTGTGGGGTCCCTTGCATAAGACAGAGTTTATCACAGATTGGGACTATCCAGCATGAAAAAATCTGACGAAGAACGTAAGAAAAGAGTAGAACAGATCTCTAAACATCTTCATCCTCATGATGATGAACCAGATCCTACTGCATATATGGGAAACTATAACTTTCCACAAATGCTCTTTGCGTTCTGTCTAGGATTTGTAACCATGTTTGTTCTATCTGTTAATGAGATAAACGAATTCAAAGGATGTCCTTTACCAGAGTATTTCCAAAATGAATCACGTTCAGCTCCTGGTTAGACAGGTAATGCAGACTCCCTGGTGCCTAGGTGTCATGGGATTCTTTTTAGTTTTTGTACCCATCGTAGGAATGCACCTGGTCCACAAATATGGATGGGAACACTGGGAACCGTTTACTAAGAAACACAAATGAAAGTAGGATTGATCGGACTTGGGCGGATGGGCGAGGGTATGTCTCGTCGAATGATGTCCGCTGGTATTGAAGTCCATGGATACAGACGGAACTTTGCCAAGGCAGAGGAAGCAAAAGAGAAAGGATATGTTACTGAGGTAGCACCTTCTCTTGAAGAATTGGTTCAACAAGTTGGACCTTCTGGCGTTTACCAAATGGTAATCCCAGCAGAACTCGTACAGGAGACACTCGATGAGTTACTACAATTTTGTAGTGAAGGAGCTATTGTTATTGATCATGGCAATAGCAATTTTAAGGACAGTAGGAAAAGGGCATCGTACCTTTCAAAACTGGGTATCCAGTATATTGACTGTGGTACTAGCGGGGGTGTTTATGGTTTGGAGCGTGGATACTGTCTTATGGTTGGTGGCGGAAATCAAGCAGTCGCTGCTTGCCGTCCTATCTTTGACTCCCTCGCACCAGGCATTGATGCTGCCCCCAGAACCCACGACAACAGCTGGGTCTCACCTGCTGAATCAGGTTGGTTGCATTGCGGAGCACCAGGAGCAGGTCACTTTGTGAAGATGGTCCACAATGGTGTTGAGTATGGAATGATGCAGGCATATGCCGAAGGTTTCAATATACTAAAAAATGCCAATGCAGGATCTAAATATGTCAAGGAGGGAGACGCAGAGGTTGCCCCTATGGAATGCCCAGAAGATTACTGCTACGACATTGACGTTGCTGAGGTCGCTGAGTGTTGGCGTCGCGGTAGTGTGGTTGGGTCTTGGTTACTCGATCTTACTGCTGATGTACTTCGCAGCGATCCAGAGCTTAATAAGTTCGTTGGCGGAGTATCCGATAGCGGTGAGGGTCGTTGGACTGTTCATACCGCTGTGGATCTGGGTGTACCCGCTCCTGTTCTATCCACTGCTCTTTATCAAAGATTTAGTAGTCGCGGTCTGTCGGCTTTCGGATCCAAGATTCTGAACGGTATGAGATACATGTTTGGAGGACACAACGTTAGATGAAATCACAATACACATTGATCCTGTGCTTTTTACCCCTCGCAGTCATCTATATAGTAATGAAGGTTGCGGTCTGGATGTCTGCCATCAATGCTGAGTCGGATTATGTCAGAAAAGAACCTCTACGAAAACGAGGACCCTATTTGGAGAACCCGTATGCAGATGTTGATGAAGAAGAAGAGGAATTTGGAGATCGCACAGATTATCGATGATGCATTGTTAGAGCATTATTCGGAGCAGGGTAAACCTGTTCCGAATTGGAAAGTCCGCAAGGATCCACAGTGGTGGATAGACTACTTGGATAGTCTAGAACAATGAAATTTAACTTATTCAAATTTGAAAAAACTTGGGGAGGGAAAGAAACCTGGTATACCAAGTCCAAGTTATGGGCAAGGAATCAGAAGTACCCTTGGAATCAAATATACAAAGCAATTATTGAATGGTTGTGGAAAATCTGGGTCGATGCTAAGGTCGAACAGGAGATGGATAGCGTTGATAACCAGGTACGTGAGATCCATAAACAGTGGGATGAACAAATCCCTGATCCATGGGTTACTACATCCACACCTAGCGAGGTGGAAGGACTAGATAATATAAGCATATCATTCAAACCCTATGAACCTGATACTGAGACCACTGAATGATGTCAACGATGTTACTTGGAGTATCATCTGGTGTCTTATTCTCCTATTGATGGGAGTAGGTTATTACATATATACAATAATGACACTAGCATTCAAGGAGTTAGAAGATGGGAGCGATGACCCCGCCAAGCAGGAAGAGTTGCTACAACTTCCGAGTGATCGAGATCAACAGGGTAGTTGATGGCGATACTATTGACGTTACTATTGATCTCGGGTTTGATCTATACAAGAAAGAAAGAGTTAGAGTTGCAGGAGTTGATACGCCAGAGAAAAGAACGAGGGACCTCGAAGAAAAGGAGTTAGGAATCGATGCAACAAACTGGCTCAAAGAAAAACTCGAAGGTGCCATTGATGGAGAGGATGACCTTGTTATTCGTACTGAACTCGTTGGCGGTGTTGGTAAGTATGGTCGCCTACTTGGGTGGCTCTATGTGGGGGACAGCGAACTATCGCTCAACGAAATGATGATCACCGAAGGATATGCATGGGCATATGACGGTGGTACGAAACAAAAAGACTTTGAAGAACTGAAAGAGATTCGTAGAGAACACGGAACATTGGTATGAGTGCAGATCAGCAGTACCTAGGCAATCCTAATCTTAAAAAGGCAAACGTTGCACAATCGTTTACGCCTGATCAGATTGAGGAATTTATTAAATGCTCTAAGGATCCAGTTTACTTTATTCAGAAATACATCAAGATTGTGTCTCTGGATAAAGGTCTGATCCCATTTGAGATGTATGACTTCCAAGTTGATATGACTAGGAAGTTTCATGACAATAGATTTAATATCGCCAAACTACCACGACAGTCAGGTAAGTCCACCATTGTGACTTCCTATCTGTTGTGGTATGTACTGTTCAATGATAATGTCAACGTAGCAATCCTTGCTAACAAAGCAGCGACTGCGCGTGAAATGCTACAACGTCTACAACTTAGTTATGAAAACCTCCCCAAGTGGTTGCAACAAGGAATCAGTCAGTGGAACCGAGGATCTCTGGAATTGGAGAACGGAAGCAAAATCATGGCTGCTTCTACTTCGGCATCTGCTGTACGGGGTATGTCTTTTAACGTCATCTTTCTGGACGAATTCGCGTTCATTCCGAATCATATTGCTGACCAGTTTTTCAGTTCTGTTTATCCTACTATCTCTTCTGGTAAATCAACCAAAGTTATTATCATTTCTACCCCACACGGGATGAACATGTTCTATAAACTCTGGCATGACGCCGAGAGAAATAAGAACGAATATGTAACCACTGAGGTTCACTGGTCAGAAGTACCAGGGAGAGATGCAGTATGGAAAGAACAAACCATCGCGAACACCTCTGAGGAGCAGTTCAGGGTTGAGTTTGAATGCGAGTTCTTGGGATCAGTTGATACCCTCATCTCTGCCTCAAAGTTGCGTACGATGGTATATGAAGAACCGATTAACCGCAACAAAGGTCTTGATATTTTTGAAGAACCTATCGAAGACCATCAGTATGTAATTTCAGTGGACGTAGCCCGAGGGGTTACCAAGGACTACTCCGCTTTCACAGTTATCGACACCACGACTATACCTTACCGTATGGTTGCAAAGTATAGGAACAACGTTATCAAACCTTTGTTGTTCCCGAATATTATACACCAAGTTGCTACTGCTTACAACCACGCATATGTACTCATTGAAGTAAATGATATTGGTGGTCAGGTTGCAGATATCATGCAGTTTGACTTGGAGTATGACAACCTCCTTATGTGTGCTATGAGAGGGCGTGCAGGACAAGTTGTGGGTCAAGGATTCTCTGGCACCAAGACACAGTTAGGTGTGAAGATGTCTACCACAGTCAAGAAGACTGGATGCTCTAACCTTAAAGCATTGATTGAAGACGATAAACTATTACTCAATGACTATGATGTCATTGCTGAGCTGACTACCTTTATTCAGAAGGGTCAAGCATGGGAAGCAGAAGAAGGATGTAATGATGACCTTGCTATGTGCTTGGTTATGTTCTCCTGGTTAGCAACCTCAGATTATTTCAGAGAACTACATGATCAAGATGTCCGTGCTCGCATGTATCTGGAACAGAAAGAACAGATTGAGGCAGACATGGCACCCTTTGGATTTATAGATAATGGTATAGATGAGACATCATTTGTGGATCCTGATGGACAGGTATGGCACACAGATGAATATGGAGACATGTCCTACATGTGGGATTATCGGTAATGGATCTAGAAGGGGAATTTGAATTAGAACATCTCTTATTAAAGGAACGTACCTGTAAGACATGTGGTAAGACAAAGGACCTACTAGATGGATTTTATAGGACTAGAAAAGATCGGGGAGCATTGCCATCAGCATATTCTTACGAATGTAAGCAGTGTACGATCAAGAGAATTGCAAAACGTAGACGACAACCGAGGAAATGGATAACAGACTATCCTGACTGGTAATGCTCACGGCTAGTTTCCCCAGTGAAAATAGTGGTATTTCTAAATAATAGTAGCATCCGATTGATTTACTATCAGGAGTATACCAGATGGCATCCACACAAATTTCCCCAGGTGTTGTCGTCCTTGAAAGAGATCTTACCAATTCCGTAAACGCTACCGTCGATAATGTAGCGGCAGTCGTGGGAACCTTTGAGAAGGGTCCCGTCGAAGAAGTAAGAGTAATCTCGAACGAGAGACAACTCATCGAAGAGTTCGGAAAGCCGAACGACTATAACTACGAGTATTGGTTCTCTGCCGCTCAGTTCCTCCTCTATGGTGGATCTGTCAAAGTGGTACGTGCCGCCAACGACACTCTTAAAAACGCTATTGACACCGCTCAGATCACTCTCGCAACTTTTGCTGCGACTGATACGACTCTGACTGTCACTGACGCAACAGATATCGACGTTAACGATCTGTTGAAGATCAACGATGAAATCATCAAGGTCACCGCTATCAGTGGTACTGACCTGACTGTTGATCGCGCACAACTCGCAACCACTGCTGTGTTGCACCCCGCTAGTTCTCAGATCACGTTGATCGAACCTGGCACTTCATCTCCTATCGACAACGCAGGTTCTACTATCAGTGCTAGTGCAACCACTATTCCAGTGACCTCTCAGGCAACCCTGGGTGCCACTGTAAACGGTTACATCAGAATCGACGACGAGATCCTTCAAGTTACTGCTATTAGCACTAACGACTTGACTGTTACTCGTGCTGCTCTGGGTACTGCTGCTGCCGCTCACACTGACGGCGTAGATGTCACCAAGTTGACTGTTACTACCAACAAGACCACTGTTAACGAGACTACCGTTACTGGTGTTGCCGCTCCTATCATCAAGAACCTTGATGAGTATGAAGCAGTAACTGAGTCTGCCGCTAACAACTGGAAGTGGGCTGCTCGTTCTCCTGGTTCTTACGGTAACAGCATCCGCGTGGTAATGACTGACGCTGGTCCTGACCAAGTTCTGTTGATGGGCGCACCCCCAAGTGGCGCTGAGCGTAAGTTCCTCCCTGGCAAGAGAGTTGTTGTTTCTTCAACCAACTCCCGCGCTACGATCTATAACTACATCATCGAACTGACTCTTGAATCGGGTGACAGTCTGAAAGGTGGTTTCGAGGCTGGTAACTTCTTCGTTGCTGGTTCTGGTGCTGGTAACTCCTACACCACTGACATCGCTGGTGAGATCCTTGCTTACGACGCTAAGATGCGTAAACTGCAAGTCAGCATCGACCACGATAACACCACTGACTTCCTGAAAGTCGCTGACAAGATTCAGGAGAAAGCAAACAACGGCGGTTCCGCTGGTGCTGTTACTGGCGATGAAGCAATCATCACTGGCGTTCAGCGCAAACTGATGGTTGTCATCGACGACGATGCTTCTCCGTTCCTGGTGAACCAAGACCTTCTCTCCTCTGATACTCTCAGTGGTGATGAGAATGCTGGTGTTCCCGCATTGAACATCGACGCTCTCTCTGGTGAGTATGAGTCCAGAGAATATGACTACAACCAAAAGTGGTCTTCCATTGCTCGCAGACCTGGTACTTCCCAGTATGCTGCTGATCGCGGTGGTCACCATGACCTGATGCACATCCTCGTCATTGATGGCGACGGCGGCATCACTGGCGTACCTGGTTCGGTTCTTGAAAAGTTCCTTGACGTATCTAAGGCATCTGATGCTAAGTCTCCTCAGGGTGCAAACATCTACTACAAGGATGTAATTAAGGCACAGTCTAAGTACCTCTTCTGGGGTTCACACGAGACTGGTCTTGCCATGGACCTTAGCAGCACCACAGTTGACTCTGTTGGTCTTGCCGCTACCAACCGCCACTTCGACCCATTCAAGTCCTCGTCTGCAATTCTCGCCAAAGACGGCGCAGGTGCAGCAGTCCTCTCTACTAAGAATTCTTCTACTATTAAGTATTCTTTGAGAGGTGGTGTTGACGGTTATACCGCTCAACGCGACAAACTGTTCGATTCCTACGACCTGTTTAGCGACCCTGAGACCGAGGAGGTGGATTACATTCTCATGGGTCCCGCAATGTCCAACGACATTGACTCTACTGCAAAGGCACAAAAGTGCATCGACATCGCTGCTACTAGAAAGGATGCCATGGCATTCATCTCTCCTCCGAGAGCATCTGTCATCGGTGTTTCTAACAACAACGATATCGTAGAGAAGACTATCGAATTCTTCGATGGACTTTCCTCCTCTTCGTACGCTGTATTTGATAACAACTACAAGTACATCTACGACAAGTACAACGATAAGTACCGTTACCTCCCATGTAACGCTGACGTTGCTGGTCTGACTCTGAGCACTGCTCTGAATCAGGAACCTTGGTTCTCTCCTGCTGGTTTCACCAGAGGTCAACTCCGTAACGCTGTGAAGCTTGCATACTCTCCTCTGAAAGATCAGAGAGACAGACTGTATGCCTCACGAGTCAACCCGATCGTTGCATTCCCTGGACAAGGCATCGTGCTCTTCGGAGACAAGACTGCTCTCGCAACCTCTTCTGCCTTCGACAGAATCAACGTTCGTAGACTGTTCCTCGTGATCGAGAAAGCAATCGCAACTGCTGCTAAGTCACAACTCTTTGAACTGAACGATGAGTTCACCCGTCAGGGATTCAAGAACGTCGTCGATCCTTATCTTAGAGGTGTACAATCACGCAGAGGCGTTGTTGACTACCTCGTAGTTTGCGACCGTAGCAACAACCCTGATGACGCCATTGATCGTGGCGAGTTCTTCGCGGAAATCTTCGTGAAGCCCACCCGCTCTATCAACTTCATCACGCTGCAATTCACTGCCACCAGAACTGGTGCATCGTTCTCCGAGATCGTTTCCTAAGGGCGATCTCCCCTTTTTTCCTTTTATCAATAAACATAACGGAGTCTACAAATGGCATCACCTAGAAAAACAGGGAGAACGCCTCGCGAAAATAAGCGTCAAAGACCTGGACAAGTCGAAAGACTTAATGTCGTACAGGACATTATTGGGTTTAGACAGCAGATTCGCGAACTCGCTCGCCCTAATCTGTTCCAAGTTGAGATCAACTTCCCCGCTAAGGTTGAAGAGATCTTCCAAGTCAATGCTGCTGACGTTCCTGAATCTCAGAACAACAGCACTGGTAACGCCGAAGGCGTTCGCCTCTCTACCTTCCTTGTGAAGGCAGCAAACCTTCCTGCTTCTACTGTGGGTGTGGTTGAGGTTCCTTTCAGAGGTCGTACTCTGAAAATCGCTGGCGACAGAACGTTTGAACCTTGGACTGTTACCGTCATGAACGACGAGAACTTCCTCCTCAGACGTAAACTGGAAGAGTGGTCCCGCATCATTCAGTCCATGCCGATGAACTATCAAACTGCTACCAGCATTGCTGAGTATCAGTCTAGTGCATTGGTCCGTCAGTTCGACAGACAGGGCGCACACTCTGCTGCATATGAGTTCGTTGGCATCTGGCCATCTAACATCAGTGCAATCGATCTTGCATGGGATAGCAACGATACTCCTGAGGAGTACACCGTTGAGTTCCAAGTTCAATACTGGACTTACGCAACCGATACTAACACTGGTAACGCAGAAAGCACAGACTGATGAATTACAAACCTACTAAATAGTAGGACAAGTAATTACAAATACGTCTGATGTCCCAATTATTTGGTTATTCGCTTGATAGAAAGAAGGGGTCGAAATCGGCTCCTTCTTTTGTGCGTAAAGAGTCAGACGATGCAGCGCAACCTATTGTTGCTGGTGGTTATTTTGGACAATATGTCGAGATGGGCGACGCTGCCAACAAGGCAAGCGAAGCAGACCTTATTGGTCGTTACCGTGAAATGTCACTGCATCCTGAATGTGATGCAGCAATCAATGATGTTGTTAACGAAGCGATTGCTGGGGATCTAAACGATCATCCCGTAGATATTGATCTCCAAAACCTCAAAGCATCGCAGACACTCAGAAATAGAATCAAGGAAGAGTTTGAAAACGTCCTTGTTCTCCTAGATTTCGATAGAAAAGCATACGACATCTTCCGTAGATGGTATATCGACGGCAGACTTTTCTATCATAAGATGATCGATACCAAGAACCCTAGTGCTGGCATTAGTGAGTTGCGGTATATCGATCCTCGTAAGATCAAGAAGGTTGTCGAGTTTGACAAACCCAAAGATCGCCTCCAACCAATCGATCCTCAGACTGCTTCGATCGTACCGAAGTCTGTTGAGTATTACATTTACTCACCAAAAGGTCTGAAAGGATATGAGAATAATGGTATCAAGATTGCTCCTGATGCTATCTCCTATGTCCACTCTGGTCAGTTGGATATGCAGCGCAACTATGTGCTGTCACACCTTCACAAAGCAATCAAGGCACTCAATCAACTCCGTATGATTGAGGACTCTCTGGTCATTTATCGTCTGTCCAGAGCACCTGAACGCCGCATCTTTTACATTGATGTGGGTAACCTGCCCAAGCAAAAGGCAGAACAATACCTCCGTGAAGTGATGTCTCGTTATAGAAACAAGTTGGTCTATAACGCTGACACTGGTGAGATCAGAGACGATAAGAAATTCATGTCTATGTTGGAAGACTTCTGGCTTCCAAGACGCGAGGGTGGGCGCGGCACTGAAATTTCTACTCTCCCTGGCGGGCAAAACCTCGGTGAACTGGAAGACGTTAAGTATTTCCAGAAGAAACTGTATAGATCTCTGAATGTCCCAGAGTCTAGATTGGAATCTGAATCTTCTTTCAACATTGGTAGATCTGCTGAGATCACCCGTGATGAAGTGAAGTTCCAAAAGTTTGTCACAAGACTCCGTAAGAAGTTTAGTGACCTGTTTAATGATCTCCTTAAAACTCAACTGGTTCTGAAAGGCGTTTGTACGCTGGAAGAATGGGATGAGATGAAGGAGCAAATCCAGTACAACTTCATTGCCGATAACTACTTCTCTGAAATGAAAGAGAAGGAAGTTATGAATGAGAGACTCGCTCTTCTCGCTCAGATGGATCCTTACGCTGGTAAATACTTCTCTCTTGAATACCTCCGCCGCAACATTCTGCGTCAAACTGATAACGAGATCGATGAGATCAACGAGCAGATGCAAGCAGAAATGGATGCTGGTTTGATTGTCTCTCCCGCAGAGATGCAACAGATGGAGAAGGCGCAAATGGAGATGTCATTGATGCCTCCTGAACCCGAACAAGAGGAAGAGGGATTAGATCCCAAAGATTACGAAAAAGGAAATATCTAAATAGTACATATAATCTGTAATTATCATGCCCTCCCAATCTGCCCTTGACATTGTAAATTCGCTGTTCGCTGGTCAAAAAGACCTGTCGGACTACGTTGATACACAGATGAAATCCCTCGCCATGGACACCATCGGTGACATGAAGAAGGAAGTCGGCGCAAAGATGTTTGCACCTACCCCTGATGAACCAGAGGTAGAAGCATCTGCCGAGACAGAACCTGAAACCCCCGACACCCCCGAAGCATCAACTGAGGAACCTACCGATGAAACTGATAACGGAACAAATTGATGACGCTAAGATCGTAATTACCGAAGGTAAGAACGGTAAGAAAAACACTTTCATTGAGGGTGTATTTCTGCAAGGCGAACTCACTAACCGTAACGGAAGACGTTATCCTATCTCTACTCTCGCAAGAGAAGTAGGTAAGTATAACGAGAACTTCGTTAAGACTGGTCGTGCTCTGGGAGAACTGGGTCACCCTGATGGCCCTACCATCAACCTTGACCGCGCTTCTCACCTTATCACTTCCCTGAAACAGGAAGGTAATAACTTTGTTGGTAAAGCAAGACTTCTTGAAACACCTATGGGTAAAATCGCCAAGCAACTGCTTGACGAAGGTGTCAAACTGGGAGTTTCTTCACGCGGACTGGGTTCTATCAAGGAAGAAAATGGTGTCAAGGTAGTAGGCGAAGACTTTATGCTCGCTACTGCTGCTGACATCGTAGCAGATCCTTCTGCTCCTGATGCATTTGTTAATGGAATCATGGAAGGGAAGGAATGGGTGCTTGCTGGTGGCGCAATCCACGAGCAGCAAATTGAGCAAATCAAGAAAAGAATTGACAATGCTGCGGTACGTCAACTCGAAGAAAGGAAGATTTCCGCGTTTTCTGAGTTCTTGAAAAATCTGTAATCATAAATAATTAGAGCAATCACAGCAACGTAACCACGAGGAGACACAATGTCTGACAAAATTGAAACTACTCTGGACGAATCGAGCGTAACTGCTGGCGCTAAGCCTGCCGATCCCCAAGGTAAACTGTCTGATGAAGGCAGTGGACTTAGTGGTATCGCTGACCTCGGTGGTCCTACCCCCCAAAACTCTAAACCCGACGACGAGTCTAACAAGTTTAAGGTCGTCACGGGTGGCAATGCACAAGCACCCACAACGAAACCTTCCGATGCTTCTGGCAATAAGCAAGACAGCATCAAGAAGTCTCCTACCTTCGACCACGCTGAGCACGAAGGTGAAGAAGTGATTGCTGAGGAAGAAGAGACTGAAACCATTCAGATCGATCT